AAAAAGCTCACTTGCTAAAAATTTTATTTATCTCATCTTTATCAGTTATTGTTTTTTCTTTCATTTTTATTGAAGAAACACAAGGAGTAGTTTTTTTCATAGAGACATCGTTCTCATCAAGAAGATAACCGAGAACTTTGAATTGAAGTGTTGACTTTATTGTTCTTTCAGCATCTGAATAATCTTCAACATTTGATTCATTTGTTGCATTTTGATCGAGAAATACGATATACTTATTTCCAGTTCTCGATTCTATTTGTATCTGATTTGAGCCAGCTGCTGAATCATTTGTCTTCGACCATACTTTCTCGAGAATATTATTCATATCGATGATATATTGTGTCCAAACATTCACAGAATAATTTACTTTTATGAAAGTCGGATATGGAATTTCTATTATCTCATATACTGGAGCTTTTTCTGTGATTCCATTTGTTGGTACATAGTTATTTCTTCTTCTTGCATCGAAAGCGTTTGCTCGATTTGCAGTTTCATATCCATTTATTACCTTTGTGTATCCAATAGTCTTAAAGTATCTTCCGAGAGCCCAAGCATCTTGTATCTTCTCAAAGTCGAGACGACGAAGAGCGATAACAGGAAGTATGAGTGTATTTGTGGCATCTCTAATTTTTGTCTTGTTGTTGCCCTTCATCATTGCCCAGCGTTCTTGCCCAGAAAATATAATAGAAACCTTCTTGTTGTTTCCACCATTATCTTCGAGGTGAATATCGAGAGACTTATCGAAAAAGTCAAAAAACGCCGAATCTATGTCTTCGAGAGTAGATTTCTTAAGAACTTTTATGTTTGTTGTTGTCACTATTTTATCTTAAACGTTATAGAACTCTGTAATGATAAGTTTATATTCAACTTCATCAAGATCGATATCTATTGTGACTTCACTAATTTTTCTGTTATATGAACCGGGTTCAGAATTATAAACTTCAAGCTCTCCTCTTAAATCGATTGCAAGCTGTTGTATATCTAGTTTTTTATGATCTCCATATATTTTGTCAAGTTCTTCAAACGGAACATCAAAAACAACTTTATACGAGTTGCTGTATGGTTCATCTCCACTTGAATCACTAATTAGCTCAACACCTTCTTCCCTTAGATACTCTCCAAAATCAGAATCTTTTATTTCTTGTTCAAGAGAACCTTCTTCACCATATAGTTCTTTTATGAGTTTCCTCGATTCACCAACGAGATCGAGATATGTTGGTTCTTTTTCATAATCGCCTCGATATTTTCCTATTCGTTCTGTTGAATGTTTTCCGCTACCTCTCCATGAAGGAATTTCTTTTGAAGCGGGTCGGCCACCTCTAACAATGTGTAGAAATTCTCTTTCAGTAATTGTTTTGACTCCAAGAGATCTCGCTTTGGCAATTTTGTTGTATCCGATATCTGATCCCGTAATAAGAAAATCGGTATCTCTCTTTATTCCTTTGTGAACGATTCCACCAGCATCTTCAATCATCCTCCAAAATTCTGTTCTCGGCCGACTGAGAACTCCAGTTACACAAAATGTTTTTCCTTGAATGCCTTCTAGAAGAAGTTCTTCTCTTATTAGTCTTTTCAGCTCACTTAGTTTTATTCTCATATTATTTCCTTTTCTTGTTTCTCCCAAATAAGCTTCAGGTTGTCTAAATGATCTCTTGATTCGCGAGAACATTCCTTTTTTCTCATAATCTTTTTCGAGTTTGTTTTTTATCTGTGAATAACAATGAACGTGATATATTCTACCATCTTTGCCTCTAACTGGATCTTCAGATTTATGGATGTATCTTCCACAAAGAGCACAAGATGTTTCCATTGGTTTTATCACTCCCTCATTAAATTTTTTGAGTTTGTGTCTCTCTCGTATTAATTATAACTATGAAGAAGCTTTTCACTCTAATTTTGTCTCTTGTTTTTCTTTTATCTTGCGATGGAAAAACACTAAAAAGCGCTGATTTTATTGATATAAAACTAAACTTTGTAGCAACGATGCAAGAGAAAACTGAGAAAATAGAACTGCCAAACATAGTCGATTACATTAATAGTGGCTACAACTATTTTCTATCTGTTGGCAAAAAGATAATAGAAAAAGAAATTTCTCTTTGCGAAGAAAGCGTATTGTTTCTCAAAGAAGAATGGAACAATTCGTTCTGTGATGTTTTAAGGGACGAAGCGAAAGAAGATTGTCTCAAACAGAGAGAAGCAGTTCCGAGTTATGTGAAAGAACTTTGCACAATTACAGTTGCCGAATCTTTTCGAACAAACATTGATTGGCTTCTTGTTCTCGCCGTTATGAAGAACGAGTCGAACTTCGGAATAATCAAGAAGAAAAATGATGAATATTATGTGTCACAAGATGTTTGCGAAAGAGAAATAAATAAAAGAAATGTTGGTACGACAACAGATGATTGTAAAAAAGATTCAGCTCGACGTATTGAGTTCATAAGTAGTGGAAATAGAGTTTGCGTTTATATACTAAGTGAAACGAAAAGTAAATATATTATCAACACATGTCTTCATGGAGAAGCTGGTGTGCTCCAACTCATAACACCAAACTATTATTCTAGAAGAGTTATACCCGGAACTGAAGAAACAATACCTGATGGATCGACACTCGAAAGAAGAATGTTTATTAATGAAAACCTCGAAGCATCAATAAAGATTGGAATCGACGAACTGATTATTCACAGAGACATTTTTCCAGAAAGAGAAAGAGTGAAGTGGTGGTCTTGGATTTCATGTTATAATATTGGTAGTACGAATAGATGCTCAAAACAGTGGAGAGTTTATTCTACGAAGATACTGAAAAACTATTCTTTAATCTGTCAAAATGAAAGCGTTAGAAATTATTTTAGTAGACGATGTGATGACTTGAATAACTATATTTATTGGTGGGACTGCTAACCGTTTTCTTCGATGAATTTCTCAAGAGAACCTTCTACTATTTTTCCATGGTGATCAACAAACACACTATTACAACCTGCACTTTTCGCAGCCTCATAGATGTTCCAGCAAACACTCTTTCTCATTGAGCTCGTTTCAAAAGAACAATCACTTTGGCGAATCCATCCACGTTCGAGGAGGTATTCAGTGAACACACGAGAATCATCGACGTTATCACTCTTCAAAACATTCCACATAAGTCTATGATTTTTTAACATATAGTCATGAGCCCAAGAATCATGAATCTGTCCTGGATCGCATTTATGAGTCTTACCGTCTGTGTCTATCCAAGCAAAATATCGTTGATAGTTTCTTTGTTCATAAATCATTTCTGGAGGCTCTTCAATTAGCTTCACTTTTTTTGGTGTTTCAACTGTTATCTTTTCGAGATTGTGTTTCTTCGCAAAAATAAATATTGTATCCTTTGTTGTATTATCAAGACGGTTACTAAGAAAATTGCTTTCTCTATGAACAATCCATCCTTTATCAAGGAGGAAATCAGAATAATCAGAAAGAGATAAGCCAGGATCCATATCAATGAATTCATCGTTATAATATTTTTCAATGATGTCTGATGCAACTTCTGCATGTTCGGCACTCTTAAGAGGAACTTCGATTTTCCCATCTCTTGAAATCCAATGACCCGCGCCGAAATATTTCTCGATGTCGTAATTCATCACGAATCCTTTAATAATGTTATTTTGCTAATAGCTGTTGCAGGTATTTTCTGATATGTAAAAACACTATCAACTACCATATTTAGATCTTTAAAAAAGTTGACACCTTTTAAGTTATCTGTGTTTATTTGTAATAAGTAAAATTTATTTCGGCCATAATAATTTTTACCCATTGACTCTTTTGTGCTTAAAAAATTTCCAAGTTGTGGTTTTTCTAAAAAGAAACTGATTCTATCTGGATATCTGAATCTGCCATAATCTCTGCCTCGTGGTATTAAGCCAATCTTTTTAGCCTGATTAATGTAATCATTTGATGGTCCGCTAGAAATTACATGATAGATAAATTTTGGAACGCTAACAGATTCCGGAAAACGAGGATGAATTTTAAATGTGAAAGTATACTCATCCTCCCCTGTTTCATGGCTGGATACATCAGCAACATACCAACCAACTGCATTCAATTTATCATCAACACTATCAATTTCATATTTTTCCTTAGGTTCAAGAACAAAAACAACATCGGTAGCATTATCACTTTTTTCACCTTCATATACATTTTTCAAATTTTTCTTAATATATTCGCGCACTTCTTGTCCACTAATCGACATCTTTAATACTTCACAAAGCAATGAAATCATTAATCAATTTCCTGAATGAATTTTTTTATTGCCGCGTCGATCTTTTTGTGTGCATCGAGAGAAGTTATCTCATTCTCATCACAATATTCTGAAACGATGTTTGCAATCTGTTGAAGTTGATCTTTCATCTTTGCCATCTTTTGTTGAAGAGACTCTTTTTCCTTCTCAACTTCTCTTGCTTTATCAATGAGAATTCGAAACGATTCTCGCTCTTTAAGAAAATATTCAATCGTTTCAACAAGTTTAGGCACTTCGATAGCTATCGTTGAATCCCACTTCGAGGCTCTTTCAACGAGCATTTTCAGTTCTTGTAGATCTGTTAGAAGCTCCATCATACCTTAATTATTTTGGAACTTGGAAATTATCGTTTTACAATCTTCGATTCCATCTTGATCACGTTCATTGGATCATATTCATAGTCCGTATCATCTTTTGAAAAAATCATCCCCCAATGATCGAGTTTCTTTTCTTTTCCACTTGGTGTTACATCGAAGTCGTGCCATCTCTTATCTAGTTCTTCAAAGGGAATATATGCTCTCACGACAGATGATGGATCTTCAAATATTATTTGCTTATCAGTATATCCAACAGCAATAACATAATGTCCTTCGTTCCACTCTTCAACCCAATCATCTTCGTCTTTCTTTTCTTTATTGGGCCAAGCTTGAATGAGCATAAGAACAGGTTTGTCTTGATCGAGGAGTTTCTTAAGGGAATCGATTGTGAGAGTTAATTGCTTTGTTTCAATGTTATATTTTTTCTTGAGAACTTTTTCAATGTTCTTTACTGACGTTCCATCATCTTCACTCACATCGAGACTATCAAGGAGATTTTCTTCCCTTTCATCGATACCAAAGAACGCAAGAACTGCTTGAACAGCCGCACAGCCACAATCATACGTATACGCCTGTCTAAATTCAGGAAACTCAATGAGTTTTTGTACATCGAGTTTTCGTTCGAGTATTAAGTCTATTAGTTTTTTCATATTTCTCTCCAAGCGTCGCCATTTCTAACTCTAATTGATTTTATCGCTTGTGGCGGAATATGATGATATGTCCAAATTGATCCAATCAAAACATTTGCATCTCTATAAAAATTAACTTTCTTTCTTATTTTTGTTGTATCAACCTCAACAATAGCAACATCGTCGATACTTTTTATATTATGTTCCATTTCTTGCGCCATGTCTATAATTTCATCACTGGGCCAATTTGTGAAAAAATAAACTCTATCTGGATAAGAAAACTCTTTTGATGATCCTTTTGGTATTATACCATTTTTCTTTATGTTATCAACGTTGTTTATTGAGGTAAAATGATAGATGTCTTGTGGTAAATTGAGAATTCCACTCTTAGGATTTTCTGGTGTTATTTTTTCAGTATAAAATGGTTGAATGACTATTTCATACTCATAACTTTTATCTTCATCGAAGTTTTGTAAATGCCCTTGTTTCTTTGAAATAAACCAACCGATTTTCTTTAATTTGCTGTTAATATTTTCAATGTCAGCTTTTTTGCAATAAAACACAAAACTATTCCAGTTCTTATCTAGTAATAAGTCGAGGTTTGAAAATCCTTTTTCACCAGCTTCGTCTTCATTGTTCTCTTTGTTATCGAGTTCTCTTACATTACGAACGATATAAGACCATAGTTCTTTTGGACTTATTGGTTTCACCTTTGCTTCAATTAGCAAGTCATTCTCAATTAATTGATTTTGTTCATATAACATTTCTAATGGATCATTTTCTAATATAGAGCGCATATCGCTAGAAACATATATTTTATCAAAACCATTTTCTTTTGCGAACATGAAAATAATATCTTTTTTGTTCCTATCAAGTGGTTCAAAAATTGTAAAAGTATTATCTCGTTGCATGATCCATCCATCGTGAAGAAATCTTGATTCCCTTTCGGCTTGTGTTTCTGAATCTATTTCTTCTGGGATCGTTTCTTTTGCACTCGAAATATTATAAGCAAAATCATTTAGTTGTCCAGAAAACAAAGCCTCTCTATGTGTCTCATATAATCTTGACAGTTTATAAACTCTTCCATTGGGATCAATCCACGAGCCCGGTGCCATAAACGCTCTTTCGATTTCGATATTGTTGGACTCTTTTAATATTTGAGAAAATTTAATAATCATTTTATTCTTCTCGCATATTTTGTGAAAAAGTTATTTATGAACTCATCAATTGTTGCGTTCTTCGTTTTACCATCATCGCTGAACAACTTGAAATAATCTGAAACATTAAATTCCCACAACTCACTTGCGCTAATCGTTCCAACATGAGCGATATTTTTTCCAATGTCAATTATTGCGAGTTTTAGTTCGTCTGATAAATGTGGAAGAATAATCTTTCCTGCTTGTGGTTCATCAAAAGATTTTTCCCAATATTTTTCTCCGAGATGTTGTTTTGCGATCTTGAACAATTCAATTATATATTTTGTTCGAATCTTAAATCGTAGTGGATATTGTCGTGGTGACTTAACGTAGTTTCCTATATCAAGAACGATGCTACCAACATTATCCTCATCTGGTTCAATATCTTTGAGTTCTTGTCCAATCACTTTAACAACATACCCATGCTCATTTGATTTCATACCATCTTCCCATGGTAAATTCGATTTCGCATAAGAGATCGCAGAAAATAAATCTTGAGTTAGATAGACTCTGCCGACAATTGGCATATAGTGTCTATCAATTTCTTTATCAACTTCTTCATCAGATGTAACATATTTTTTATTTAGAAACTCAATGTCTTGTGGTGCTAAACCACTTTTCATTATTTTCAGCGCACTATCTTTGCTTGGCGTTCCATGATAATAAATAACAGACTGATCGATTTCTCTTGGCATAACCATTTCAACAAGAGATTCTTTAACTATTCTCAATTTCGGTTTCGTTGGTAATGGTTCATCTGGATCGTTATGAAAATCTAAACCACTTAAAGATAAAGCATGATTCACATCGCTCTTAGGTACTTCTGCTTGTCCATACTTATCTTGTTCAACCTTAACAACATAACCACCTGTTGCTTTTGCATTGTATCTCGCAGAAAATTCATCAGTATGCCAAGAAAAAACACCATAACCATGCTCTGGATCACTCGTGATTACAGCAAAATGAATATCATCATCTATTGCTTGACTATGTATAACTTTCGACTCTCTTAAAGACCATTCTTTTTCTCTTATAATCTTTGTTAGCTTTATCATTGAGATTCTTCTTCTGAATAAGCGAAGTCGACTTCAGTGTTTCTCACATTTGAACACTCTGCTTTTACAAGAATCTCTTCATCTGGTTGACCATAAACTGGTTGCCAAGGATATACTCTAAGAATTTCATACATGATTCCATTAACGTCACCGAATTTTATGAAGTCGCCGACTGTTGGTTTTAGATTAAAACGCTCAAGTTGAAACTTATCGAAGTAGATTGTAACTCGATCTTCTTGATCAAGAGAGTATGTATCAATTGTTTGAATTGGTTCTTGCTTCTCTACACGAGCGAAAATCTTTACTGGATTGAGGAAGAATTTTCTCTTGCTCTCACCATAAATGTTTGCCTTCGTATATTTTTCAGAAACTCGATAATAGATTATGTATTGACCAACGGTGAGCAGCAATTCTCTATTGATGCACTGAATGAATCGAAGATCAGCTTGTTGATTGAAAAGGGGTCCATAAAGTTCGTTTTCACAAGAACCCGAACAGAGGGACGACGTCATACACGAAATTGTTACAAAGGGTGAAAGTGTAGTCACGTATTAATTATAGTTGAAGACACTATTTGTTCTCGTTATACATTTTCCATGCAGTCATATAAGCATGTTTTTTCCACTCAGCATCACCATTCTTTTTATACTTTTTCTTGAGAACCTTCACAATATACTCATATCCAGGAGGAGAGACTTCATTGAACTGTTCTTCTTCGAGAGAGTCGAGATCTTTTTCAACTGCTCGAAGAGGAGCATCAGAAAGAGCTTCTCGAATTAAGTTTCGAAGACTGCTCAAGAGCTTATTGTTCAAGCGAGTCGAGATTGAGAGGAATCTTCGCTAAGTTCTCTCCAGTTGTGCTGTATATGTCATACCATTGGCCATCTTCATCATAAGCAGAAAGTAACTCGCGATCAGATAGTGTCAGCATTTCATCGCCAAGATCAACATCATATTCTTGAGGACGACCACGGCCACTCTTGAGGCCTGCGCGGACATAATCGATAAATTCATCACTTGAATAATATTGTCCGCCCTCTTCTTTCGGACGACCTCTCCCTGTTTCGAGATCAGCAAGTTCGGTTGGTCTTCCGAGAGGAATTGATACTGGTCTTCCTTGCTCTTTTAGAACACGAGCTCTCCGAGCTTCTTCACGAATTAGTTTCTTTAGTTCGCTCATTCTGATTCTTACGGTTTTGCTACCTTCAGTTTTGCTCTCTGTTTTGCTTGCTTCTTTTAGAGTTCTTTTTCTCTCGTTAATTCTTTTTAGAGCAGCGATTTTTCTCTTTCTCTCAAAAAGTGTCATTTCTTCTCTCTCCTTTTCTTTCGATCTGCCTTCAAGACAGATATTACCTGCGCGCATTAAATAATTAAATGATTAATTCCACAATGTGGAACTTCTGCATTTTTATTTTCCGGAGCATGCAGCGGAGTGTCATTCGTCTCCGCATTGAGGAGGGCCCTGCCCTTCTGCTCAATGTTTCTCGCTCCGTTGAGATCGGCATGGAGAGAGAAGGAACAAGAAAGACAGTGAAACGAGTTTTGACTCGGCCGTTCTGTCTTAAGAGATCCACATCTCGAACACTCCTTCGAGGTATTGATCGTCTGCTTCTTGTCCTTGATCACCCTTATGCCAATCTCACTCGCTTTGTAGCTTAGTTGACCTTGAATCATCGAGAAGGGAAAACTATTCGAACGATAATTCAACTTCTTCCCTTTCGATGTTCCTTTCTTTTTGGAACTTTTGTCTCTGAGGCCAGAAAGATCTTCAAGGAATAGAACCTCTACGTCTCGAAGATTTTGAACGATTGAGGTCGTTACTTTATGGACAAAATCATTTGTGAAAGAAGCATCATTCTTCTTCGCACTTTTGTTTTTCCGTGCTTCGTCTTTATGATGAACGAGTTCTTTCAGGGAATAGAACTTATTGTTCGAAAGAACGATTCCTTTGTGGTTTAGATCGATTCCGATGCTCTTTCCATTCTGAACAGAAGGAGCACATTCAAAGGAAGCGGTGATATGCGCATAAAAGGAGCCATTAGAATGTTTCTTGATCTCAACTTGATCGATCTTCTTTGCCCCTCTCAGTTTCCTAATTGGCCAGAGGCCAGAAAGAGGAATATTCATTTTCTTTCTCTTCTTCGTAGAGAGAACTCGAAGAAAGGCATCGAAGTACTTGTTCTCTTCAAATTGGACATCGAACATTTGATTATCGAATAGAAGAGAACAGCCGATCGGTTCTTTAAGGGAGAAGACATCTTTGAGATCTTTATACCGTTCAATCACTTTTTGAACTTGCTTCGAATTGACCGAGGGAATTTGTTCTCGAACAGCATGATAGAAGTCTTTCTCATCGAAAAAGAAGCGTAGATCGAAGACTGAACGAGAAACTCCTTGAATAGAAGATGAAAGAGAAGAAAGCTCTTTGAGCTTCCGCTCATTCGCTCCATCAATTCGGCAACAATATGTTTTTTGAAGAAGATTCATAACAACTTAATTATATCATTCAAAGAAAATTTGCGCTAAAAATTTGATAAATACAACAAAAAAGTCACAATTTGTTAGAAGAAAAATATGAAACAATCTTCATTTGTTTAGATTTTTTAACTAGAGTATATTTATATTAGAGGTAAAAAAATGACTAAAGAATTCACGCAAGTAAAAATAAAAAGTGATTTAATAAGTCAGCTCAAAATCATTAGTGCCATGAAAGATACAACTATTCAAAACATAGTAAACGAAATAATATTAACATGGATTAAAAAAGAAAATTACTATTGGGGAAAAAAATGAGAAAGTGTTTAGAAAAAGGATGTGATTACGAAACATCAGAAGAAAAATATTTTTATGGTAGCTCATTTAATAACCATTTGTTAAAAAAACACAATATGAGTCGTAAACAGTATGCCGAAAAACATAATACTGAAGAGTGGATAAACTTTTTGTTAGAATCTGTATATTAAAGTTGGAGAGAAATTATAAATTTTACTTATAGATTCTAATTTAAGAAAATCGTGTTCAGCAAGTTTTTCATCTGACGTTTCAATTAGAAGTTCTTTTAGTTCTGTTCTCAAGTTTTCTATTTTTTCCTTCGCATCAGTAACGAGTTGATCTCCATTGAGAGTCATGTCACCATTTGGAATTGGAACCGAACCGAATTTGCTTCTAATATATCCGAGATCGAGTTGAGCAAGAGCAACTGCAAACCTACGAATCCACTGTTTTGCCATACTATTTATTCCACAATAACTTATTATTCCAAATGGAACGTTTGATAAGTTACTCACTCCATTTACTGTTGTATCTTCAAAACCATAATCTGGATTCACTGGATTTGGAAGCAGACGATATGTAAACCAAATCTTGCAAGTATCATATGGAACTGGATAAATTCGTAAATTATTGTTTTGTAAATCATAGTTATAGTTTGACATTCGAAACTTGAATGAGAACTTATAGTTTTGTGTTCTTGCAACATCTTGCCAAATTGGCAACATATAATATGCTTGATCTGTAGTGAATGATGATCCTTGACCAAATACGAAAATTGAATTTGTATACTCGTTAGCTGGATAATATCTTTGAGCACCCCATGGTTCACGGTGCCAGACGTCTACTATTTGTATTCGATTATTACCAACAGTTCCGCTCATTAGAGCTTGAAGATCATAATCTTGCTGTCCTGCTATTGAATCAACAGAGCCAGAATAAATTGTATAATCTCCACCAATTGAGTTCTCTATTTCAGAAGCCGCAGTTGTTCTTTTATAATGCTCGAGATTTGGATGAATATATTTTTGTTCAGAACCAGAGAGTGAGCCAGTTGCTTGACCGAACCAAGAAGAAAGATTATTCTTCGCGTTATATAAGTTAACGAGATTACTAAATTCGAGAAAACTTTCCTGCGCACTTTGCCAAATATGAAATGGATGAAGTTCAACAGTTAGAGAATAAGCTCCGAGCTTTACAACAACAAAATTCGATATATTATCGATATCTGCAAGAAAACATGCATCTTGATCAAGATATGAACTTAATGCAGTAGAACCCGTAACATAATTTTGCATACAAATTGTCATTGTTTTTCTTGCTCCACACTATAATTATTCTATGAACAAAGAATTTCAACAAGAGTTATTTGTCGTATTCAGAAAATATAATGATTCCTTTACAAAACTAACTATAAGTGATAAAAACTTAACATTTTCAATATCGTACACGACTGATGAACTTGATGCTCTCAAAGCTTTCATAAAAGATCTCAATACTGTTTCTAGAGAAATAAAGATCCCAATTAGTATGACTTTTTGGGATAAAGTTAATGGCGAAATAAAGTTTAAGGTGAAATAACGAATGCCAAAGGGTCTTTTTAAAAGTACAAAGCCGGAACGAAAAGTTCTAAAGGAACTCAAAAAATACAATCTTAAGTATCATATCAACCATACTGTAAAGAGTGGTTATAACGTTGATGTGTTCATTCCAGATCTTAATCTTTGTATTGAGGTACAAGGATGTTTTTGGCATATTCATTCTAAATGTGGTTTTGATAAAGTTGCTCTTACAGAAGCACAAGAAAAAAATCTCGCAAGAGATAAGATAAAAATCCCTCTTGTAAGCTCTCTTTATAATACAATCTGGTTATGGGAATGCGAAATAAATAAACGTGGGTTTGCAAAAAGATTCAAACAGCTTTTTGAGAAAGCAAGAGAAGAAATTTTAAAGGGAAATCGTTTTCAGTATTGGGAAGATAGAAATGTTCTTATTTAACGATGTGAATGTCTTTGTTTGGTGGCATAACGAGGCCACTCATTTGTGCTCTAATATTTTCATAACTCTTAACTTCATCTTTTAGAGCTTTTCTAACGAGACAGCATGAATCTCTTTTAATTGGAATTTCTTCTCTATCTTCTGTTAAAGCATCGAGAATTAACATCGTTCCAATTGTTTCTCGAACAGCTATGTGTTCTCTATTCATCTGAAAACAATTTTTGACTGTATATTCTTTTTCATTCTCTAAAACAAGTTCAGCAATTATTTCTTGGCCATTTGTATGGAATACGAGTAAGTCTGACATTTTATTTTCTCCTTTATATGCATTATAACACACATTTAATCAATGTTTTTCTTTCTCTTCCAAATTGTTTAGATATTTCTTTAAGTTCACTGATAATGACATTATCTCTTTCTTCAGTATTTTCAACGATGTTTTTGAGTCTCTTTATTTCTTCTTGTAAAGATTCAAAGTCTGCTTTTAGTTTCTTGTATTCGAACTTTGAAAGTTTTGCAAGACGCATATCGAGAATTGCTTGTGTTTGTTTTTCTGATAAATCAAGTTCTTTCATAAGTTTTTCTTTTGGACCATTTTCATCTGGGCATTCTCTTATTATCTTTATTATTTGATCAATATTCTTAGATGCAACAATTAAGCCCTCGACGATGTGAGCTTTCTCTTGATTCTTTTTTAGATCGAAGTTTGTTCTTTTTATTATTACATCTTTTCTAAATTCAATGAAGTTTTCTATTATTTCTCTAACAGAAAGAGTCTTTGGAGCTCCATTTACAATAGCGAGGTTATTTACAGAGAATGTTGATTGTAATGGTGTTAGTCTGTAAAGAGATGAAATTGCATCGCTTTTATCTGTACTATATTTGAGCTCAATAACAATTCTTACGCCGCTCTTATCTGATTCATCGCGAATTTCATTAATGAACTTTATCTTTTTTTCTTTCACACAATCAGAAATCTTTTCTACGATCTTTGCTTTATTCGCTTGATAAGGTATTTCAGTAACAATCAAACAATCTCTCCCACTCTTGCTTTTTTCTGATATAATTTTTGATTGAATAGTTATTGAACCCCTGCCAGACTTCATTGTGTTAAATAGATCGCTATCACTATTTGTTATCATTCCACCAGTTGGAAAATCAGGAGCTTTTATTATTTCATATAATTTTTTGTCACTGACTTCTTTGTTTTTGATGATCTTTATTGTTGCATCAATAACTTCATTGAGATTATGTGTAGCAATACTTGTAGCCATTCCAACAGCAATACCCTCAGAACCATTTATAAGAAGATTTGGAAATTTCGCAGGTAACACAGTTGGTTCTTTAAGAGAGTCATCATAGTTTGGAGAGAAATCAACTGTTTCTTTTTCGAGATCTTCAAGGAGATTACTTGCAAGTTTTTCAAGACGAACTTCAGTATACCTCATGGCAGCAGGTGGATCGGCATCAATGCTACCAAAATTTCCTTGTCCTTCAACTAGAGTATGACCCATTGAAAAATCTTGAGCAAGACGAACAAGAGCACCATAAGCAGCGCCGTCACCGTGCGGATGATATTTTCCTATTATGTCTCCAACAACACGTGCAGATTTTTTGTAAGGTTGATTGTGATAGTTATTCAGTTCGTGCATAGCAAAAAGAATTCTTCGATGTACTGGTTTTAACCCATCTCGGATATCAGGGAGAGCCCGCCCTACAATGACAGACATAGAATAGTCAAGATAACATTCTTTTAGTTCTTCAATGAACGATTGTTCAATTACTTTGCTCATATATCTAGATTCTCCACGTAAACTGCATTTTGCTCGATCCACTGTTTTCGAATCTCAATATCATTTCCCATAAGAAGAGAAACAATATCTTCTGCATCTTGAGCATCTTCTATAGAAATCTTTTTTATTGTTCTTACTTCTGGGTTAAGCGTTGTTTGCCAAAGATCATCTTCATTCATTTCTCCGATACCTTTAAAGCGAGTAACTCTATATGTTCCCTCTTTCATACTCTTCGTTATTTTCTTTAATTCATTTTCATTTGAAGCATATATATTTTCTTTTCTCGTAACAATTTTATACAATGGAGGACATGCAACATATAAAAACCCTTTTTCAATTACTTCTTTCATATAACGATAAAACAAAGTGAGTAACAAAGTTCGAATGTGCGCACCATCAATATCGGCGTCGGTCAGTATTATCACTTTATGATAATTGACATTCGATAAATCTACATTTCCATCTTTTGATATCTTCGCACCAACAACGGTCATTATGTTTTTTATTTCTTCATTCTGAATGATTTTTTCTATCTTTGCTTTCTCGATGTTGAGGATCTTTCCTCGCATTGGATAAATTGATTGAATCTTTCTATCGCGGCCATTTTTCGCAGAACCGCCTGCTGACTGTCCTTCAAGAATGAATAGCTCTCTTTTTTCTGGATCCTTTTCTGAACAATCAGCAAGTTTTCCAGGAAGAGTTCCAATTGATGAAAATTCCTCTGAACTAAATACCTTCTCTTTTGCTTTTCGAGCAGCTTCTCTCGCTTTTGCACTGAGAGCGATTCTCGATACTACAGCTTTTCCAGTTCTATTATGTTCACTGAAAAATTGATAAATTGCTTCACAGACAACGTAGTCAACGAATCCTTTCACTTCACTGTTTACAAGCTTGTCTTTTGTTTGACTAGAAAAAGAAGCTCCTTGCATTTTAACTGAAACTATTGCAATGAGACCAGTTATTGAATCATCAACCTTTATTCCATCTTTTATTCCACGAACCCATTTCTTTTCGTCATTTATCTTATTTATTGCTCTATTAAGTCCAGTTCTAAAACCTTGTAGATGTGTCCCACCGTCAGTGTTTCTTACTGTATTTGTGAAACAGTTTACTCCATTTGTGAATTGAGCATTTACCCATTGCAAAGCGAGATCAACAGATATCTTTTTTTCTTCGTCTCTATGAGAAATCGTTATTATATCATTTATTGGGACTTTTTCATCTCTGAGATGTTTTATAAAAGATGTGAGGCCTTCTTTGTCTTTGAATACTATTTCCTCTTGACTACTTGATGTTTCATCTATAAAAGATATTTCTAGACCGACATTAAGATATGCTACTTCTCTTATCCTATTTAATATCTTTTTTGAATCGAACTTGTTATTTTCTTTGAAGATTTCTTCATCAGGTTTGAAAGTTATTTTTGTCCCAGTTTTTCTAGTACATTGACCAATTGCTTTTACTTTTGATTTTGGTATTCCTTTTTGATACTCTTGAAACCAAACTTTATCATCTCTCCTCACTTCAGCTTTAAGCCATTCTGATACAGCGTTTACGGCTGACACTCCGATACCGTGGAGACCAGAAGATATTTCATATGCTTTATTATCAAACTTCCCACCAGCATTCAGAGTGCACATAACTACTTGAAGAGCAGAAATGCCTTCTTCTTTTTTAATATCTACTGGTATTCCGCGCCCATCATCTTCGATGGTTATTGTGTTTTCTTTTCCTAGAGTTATGTCTATTTTTGTTGCATGACCAGCAAGGAATTCATCGACAGCATTATCGAATACTTCGAAAAAACATCTATGAAGAGCTGATCCGTCTGTAGTGTCACCAAGAAACAATGCTGGTCTCGTGCGGACAGGTTCGAGATCTTTTAAAGAGATAATACTAGTAGAATCGTATGACGATGGTTGTTTTTCGCTCATGTTGTTATTTTATGTTTAGCAAGCGTATTCGTCGTGGATGATTTGAAGTTGAGATGGCTTCACTTCTTTTTTGAACACTTCAGTCATTTTCTTTGCAAGTTTTTCTTTGAAAGAGTCTAGTGTTTCATTTCCATTGAGCTTTTTTATCGACCAACCAATACATTGATCAACTTCACTGCATTCTGTATAGACTTCAAAATTATCGTCACCATCAAAATCATTAATATCTTCTAAGCCAAGATCACCGAGAGCTTTCCCGTAAAGCCCAACTATACAAAATGATGACGAAGAACTATTTGATACGAATCCCATTCTAATCTTCATTATTGTTTCTCCTTTTGTTGTTGTCTAGAAAAATCTAGCAACTCTAGCATCTTTTTTATTTTCTTTCCACATATTTCACTCTTCATGTTATCGCGAGGAAAGTCTTCTGGGTTGCGGTCTTTAGTTATATATACTAAACACACAGTAAATATCTCGGCCACGTCATCAGCTGGATGAACAAGTGAGTACCGTGATGCAAAATCAAACATATCGCGTTTAGATGCCATACTTGCTCTTTTCAAGTTTCGATGATATCTTTTATGATAATAACCAAATAGCTCTTTGATATCTTTTCTCTTTAGAATGTTTCTGTTTAGAAACTTCTCAGCGTATCTGTGGCCGAGCTCATGGAACATTATGCTCATCGTTGTTGGCCAAAATGCCCAAGACCAACCTACATCTTCTGGATGAATATATATTGTGTCTTCATATAGTTCGTATCTGCTTTCAGTTGTTTCACCAGAAACTCTTTTCCATGTTACACCATTTTCTAGAAAATCAAGAGAATATTTTTTTAATACGCCATTTATGTTTTTGATAGATTTATCGTAACGCACAACAATATTTTAACACAAACTAAAACTTTTGTTTTGGCCAAATATATGGCAAATCGTCATTTTCTTTCCAATCGAATTTGCAATACCACTTCTTGTCTTTTCTAAGAAGATTTGATCTATGAGATGCATGAAATTCGTTATCACCAAACCAATATGGATATATGATATTCTCAACTTCAATAATCTTCATTGTATTATTGTAACCACGATTTATCCATTCTGTAATCATTATATTCGAATACTCGATGAGAGCGTTTTTGTAGTCTCTCCACATAATTGCCGCAGGATGATTTCGCCATCCTTTTGTTTTTCCTTCAATTGCAGCAATAAGTTGTCTAGCTTCAACACGTTGTTTACCCAGACGTCTATAGTCAAGACATTTAGCTGATTGCTCAAACGAAGGATATGGTAGAAATGTTTGCATCGATGAGTGTATTATAGCAAAATAAACTGAACAAATATATCAAAACATGTTATAATTAGTTAGTCAATGATGACCATTTGCACTCTCATTGCTCTCGGTGACTCTCATGGAAATATATCAAATTTCCGAAGAGTTGTCGATCATATTATTAGAGAAGAAAATCAACAGTCTATTCTCATTCATAGTGGTGATATCTTTAGCGAAGATGGTCATGATCATGAAGCGATCTTCGAAATGAGTAGACTTTCTGAACACTTTATTAGCTCATTTATTACAAGAGGAAATCACGATGAACTAAGTATGTTTGAAGAAGAGTTTGAACATATTCCTCTCATCAGTCAGATATGCGACAATGTAAAAATAATAGTCATTGATTCAAATAGACACTATGTTCGCCAGCTCGAATTTATTAAGAACGAAATTGAAAACGATAAAGACAGCAAGTTTGTTGTTCTTCTTCACCACCACTTAATTCCATGTAGTTCTGAAACTACTTATGAAACATTTTGGAATAGAGGTCTCAGTTCAGTTCTCAGAGAAACAGATCTCGTTATTCACGGACACAGCCACGTATTTGCACAATACAAACTTTCTTCTGGAACTCAAGTTCTTTGTGCTTCTCTTGCGAATAATAAACGGTACATTTGTTTGAGAGAAAATCAATGTAATTGTAGATACAGTTCAGATCTCGAATATCTAAGAATAAATCTTGTTGAAAATCAATGGCAGTATGAAAGAATTATTGTTCCAGAATCTTAAAGAAGTCTTTCTCACTCATTCAATGGTTATGATAGTGGAGGCGAACTACTACACATTACACAAGAACCGTTTTGGCATCTAAGCCCATTTGTACATTGAGAAACGCTTGGGCAAGCATGAGGGCAATCTTTAGGATTTGTTATTATTGGTCTGGAGAGAGGTGGATCATTCAAATTCAGATCTCTGACCAAACCGGGTCTTTGTGGTTGTTCATAAGACGCCTCTGTGCAATAACACGTAGCGCTTCTGCACTCACTCTCTGCATTCCCGGCCGATTGACATTGTTCCATACAATCACTAGCGGTACATGATGGTGATCTCTGCCTTCTATTTTTTGTAGAATGTCTAGCATCATTTGAGTTCGCCGAATGATTAGTCTCAATGATTCTAAGTTGACAGTTCCCAGAAACACAAGATAGTTCCGATAAGCATATTCTTCCGCAACTGCCACAGTTCTCTTTGTCTGATCTTAGGTCAACACACTTATTGTCACTACAACAAGTCAAATTTGGAGCACAATGATTTGGAGATTGACAAGATGGGAAGACTAGTTTTTCAAAATCATTATTAGACATGCACATACATTCAGCAAAATTAGCACAATCATTTTTATTTATACAACCGAAGCGATGTGGTTCGTCATGTTGAGAACACATTCTATTCCACGAATCTATTGTTTGCCCCCATATATTTTCTAGGCCCCAATTAGCAAAATGGCGAAATTCTCGACCTCTTGGCCCATTTACACAGCGTATTGGCACGCCTTTAGAATCTAGAAGATTATAATCAATTTCATTTATGTAAAACGCTGGCCCTCCAGCACATCTACACATTACTTCCAAACGACATTCGTCTAACTTGGATTTCATTCTATTACAATCGGCAGTTTGAGGGACTATTTTGTCATTACAAGTAGCCCCATATCCTATTTCAACTTCACATGTTCTTGTAGTGCCACAATCGATGCGCCTAATGATTCCATCATCTGGACACCACACCATAACATTTCCTTCGCAGTATCCTTCTTTAGTAACAGAGCCACAACTAGATGATTGAGGAATGGGGACAACTGTTGAATCTATTGTGGTTGTTTTTGACGTATCTATTTGTGAGCAGACATAAACACAAGTTCCAACAGTGATAAGAATAACGAGACCAACGATTTCTTTTGCTAGTTTCCACATTTTCGTATCTCCTTTCAATGAAAGCGCGTGATTTGAACAATTTCAGCATCTTTTACTTGTTCGTTAATCACATTTAGTATGAACTTAGAAATATCACTGTTATCATCGAGAGTTTCTCTATACACATAAAACATGCTAAATCCGTTTCTCTCTAGTTTGCTCATCCTAGAAAAGAATCTTACGCACCATGTATTTCTTTTATAAAGAGTAAGTTGTTCTTCAACGACTAGTTTCATAAATCTTGGATTTCCACATTCTTTACACTTTTTAACTTTTTTCAACTCTTCTATGAAACAATGAGGAACATTCTTAATAGCAACAACATATGATGCAGAACTACTATTTGAAACGAAACAATTTCTTACCTTCATTTGTTTCTCTTTTTCTATTTTTCGATTCTATCCAATACGAATTTCTACTTGTTCCCAATCTGGATTTGTGAGAGGCGGTGCTAGTATTTTTTCAAGGTAACGAGCGCTTATTTTGTATTCATCGAGAATTTGTTCTTTCGAAACACCAGAAGATAACTTATTCTTTACTTCTTGTTTTTGGGATAAAGTGAGTTGTCTATGAGCATTCCAGCGAGATGCATTCTTCCTTTTGTTTATTTCGTCTTTTTCTTCTTGAGTTTTATTCGCCCAAGTTCTTTTAAGAGATTCGCAGACGCGTTTGTGTCTTTCAGGATTTTCCCAAAGTTTTTTCATTATTATGCTTTTAGCTTCTTTTACTTCTTGTCTATTTTGTGCTTCGTATTGTTTTTTACTAAAATCATCTAATTGCTCTTGCGTTTTATTGGCCCACGCTTGTTTTGATGCTGCGCTCGTTTTAGCACGAGCTTCAATATTTTCATAGCGCTTTTTTTGAGCTCTACTGTTTGCTAGATTTACTTCTTCTTTCCTCATTAGATCTAATTTTCTCCAATTTTCTTTTCTAGTTTTTCCTTGTTTTCTTCTAGATTCTTTAGATCGATGCTTTCCAAACATGGGATTGTTTGTTCCAGACACGTCGCCCCAATTATGATTTCCCTTACTAGATTCGCTTAGATGTTTTTTCCAAAGGTCTATTTTTTCTTGTGTCCTATTTTTTAGTCCATCACTAACTTTTTGACGAGCTTCTGAGCTTTCAAAATGAATTTTTAGTGATTCTGATATGTGTTTCTTCCATAACTCAATTTCTTCTACAGATTTGTGTTTCCATGTTTCGCTAACTTTGATATGCTCTTCTATCGATTCCCAACGTTTTCTATTACCTTCAGATTTTCTGGTTTTATTTTCACCTGTAAAATAGAGTAGCTCATCACAAACAACTAGCAATTCTTGCTCATCAAAACGAGAAAAGAAGTTAAGAATCTCATTAATCCAAAACGTAACTTGGGTTACTGAAGCAGGTCTGTAGTCATATTTTCGATATTTTTCTATATCTTCTTCAGAGATAGAATTCAGTTCTCTAATTATGCTATTCACTTTTGAAACAACATCTTTATTTTTTGTTCCTAAAAGTGTATGTATGATATAAAGCAATTTTGGAACAGTATATATTTCTCCGCGCCATGTTCTATCTATGAATTCGCTTCTGGAAAATTTTTGTAATACTTTTGTTATAGTTATGCACTTAAGAGTTCTTCCTTTACAATTAGTAGCATCATATTCATTCATCGGAAAAATGCCATTACAAGAACATTCGCGCATAGAATTGAATAGCATTTTCTAACTCTTCTTACAATATTCGTTCACAGGGGTTTCACATTCAGACATTATTTCATGACATAAGATTTCAGACACGATGGGCTCAGCGTCTTTATTATTAGGAAGATCAATGACAAAAAATCCAACTTCATAAATGCCTGGCTTCCATATTCTTCCACCAATTCCAATTGGAGCACAAAGAGCTGGAGTATTTATGAGATGCATTTTATTCAATCCAGCTCTACTTGCATAATATTCACTTTGATGTGTATGTGACCTAATGAGAATTTTTGGAAGCTCGTTCCAATCTTTGTGATAGCGATATGCTTGAGAAACTTGATATTCTTCTTCTTTTAGAAGCAAGCGAGTTCTGCTAGCATTTAGATTTGCTCGACCCATTCTATGTTGAATGCTAAAGACACGGTTATTTATGATTATTTTCTCTTCTCCATTTGGAGTATGTTTGTTCATGACTTGAACTTTACAAGCTGCTGAAAGATTTGCTATTGCAATTATTTGCTTTTCGAGTTCACCGCCATTGTTGATGTGAAATAATGATCCTCGTGCAACATAACACAATTCTTTCGGATCAATGAATCGAATGATACTTGCGGCCATTTCTTGTTGATCTTCTATATCGGGATATAGAAGATCTTGCGAAATTTTTTCTCGTGTTCCATGAACTAAATCGCCGTTGACAATAAGTGCAATAATAGGACTAGTAGTTTTAATTAATTCAATTTGAAAACTAAACCAATCCCACAACTTTTTTCTAATGTTTGATTCCCATTCAAAAATAGAAGCGTCTTTTATGAGTCCGTTTGAGTTCTCTATTGGCGCTAAGTTATATCTAGGAGGCGTTAAACCACCCAATGTACCACAATGCATATCAGACATCGCAACAACTCTTACGAAATCTTTTTTCTTCATTATAAATATTATAAAAAAGTTTGAATTTAGGTAAAATCAAAAAGTTATGTATATTTATTATATGACAGATAAATCACTTAGTAAATATACAATGGTTCGTATTGAAAACGAAATACATGATAAGTTAAAAATACTCGCAATCATTCGTAAAGTTTCGTTTCAAGATATCGTGAAAGAAGCAGCTTCAGAGTTCGTGAGAGAGCACGAAGACGAAATAAGAAATATAAAATGAGCGAAGAACAGACACCGTTTGGAATTGTTTACGCAATCATTGGTCCTGCAGATTATATTAGATATGTTGGGAAACATGTATATCACGAAAAACACGGTTCATATCAAGAATCGCTAGAAACATATCTAAACAATACAATAAAGAATGCTAATAAAAACAATAACAAAAGAGCACTACATGTTCAAATACGAGAATGGACAAAAAGAAAGATAAAACCAAAAATAGTTTATTTAGAAAAATGTTTTTCATTATTTGAACTAAATAATAGAGAAATATTTTTAATAGCATTCTTTAGAAAAAGATTACCGGATCTACTTAATAGAGCTCCTGGAGGAGCCGGCGGATGGGATCCGCGCCTTGGTAAAAAAAATGGAATGTATGGTAAAAGTCTTAAAGATCATATGTCTGAAGAAGATTTTAATTTATGGCGAAAACATATAAGCGAATCGAATAAGATCGCTCAAAATAAACCAGAAAGAAAAGAACAAGCACGCAATAACATGTTAGGAAGAGTTTTTTCTAAAGAATGGCGCGAAAATATTAGCAAAAGTAATATAGGAAGAAAGCATTCTGAAGAAACTAAAAGAAAACTAAGCATCACACATACTGGACTTCAGATTGGCGAAAAAAATGGAATGTTTAATAAAAGAGGAGAAAACAACCCAAATTTTAAGAGCAAACGAACGACTGAACAACGGCAAAACATGTCAAATGGACAAAACAAGCCTGAAGTGAGAGAAGCTAAAAGTATAAAAATGAGAGGCGAAAACAATCCTTTCTTTGGAAAACATCATACCGATGAATCAAAACAAAAAATATCGAATAAAAGGAAAGGAAAAATGACGTGGTGCAAACTTACAAAAAGTGAAAAAAATGATATAATAAACAAATGGTTATCTGGAAACTATTCAAGAAAAATGTTACACGAAGAATATAATAAAGTGACAAAAGCCCTGATAAATTGGATAATAAGAGAAATACCGGGACAGAACAAAATCACAAAAAACGGACGTAAAAGAAAAAGCCCTGTATCACAACCTAAAAACTAATCATCTTAAAAAAATCATCTTCAGAAATAATAATGACTCTAAGCTTTTTTGCTTTTTGTGTTTTTCCTGAAACACTATTCGGATCCGATTGGACAAGAAAACCTGTTCCTTTTTTAAGAGATGTTTCTACAGTTCCTCCATTCGCTTTTACGAGTTCCCACATTTTTTCGCGTGTCATATGCTTCCCAGTATCGGGATCGATTCTATTGATTGCACCTGTGAAACAAAAACTTTGTCCTGACAATTTTCCAGAAACCATTTTATTACTCTCTCCCTTCTTTTCTTTCTTTATAATAGAAACTACTGTCAACAAATCTTCTATAAGTTCTCTCTTCTTATTTATTCCTCTAATGAAAGCATCAGCCTTCTTTTCACCAATTCCATCAATCGTTATTAGCTCAAAAGGCAAACAATATTCAAGACTTGCATCTGGTATTTCTGCTAGTTTCTGAAGCTTCTCAATTGTATCATATCCAGCTTCAACAAGACGTTCAGTCATAGATGTCGAAAAATCTTTTATGTTAAGAGCACCAATGAAGGCAGGAAGTGAAAGCTCTCTTTTGCTCTGAATGATATCAATGAGTTTTTGAGATGAACGTTCACCCTGTCTTTCGAGCTTCAGAATGTCTTCTTTTTTGAGACGATATAAGTCAGCTGGAGTTTTTATGAGGCCAGCATTGAATAAGTTTTCAATCGTTTTGTCACCGATTCCGAGAGTCTTCATTTCTGATTTATCGACCCACTTCTTAATAGAACCAATTGCCGAACCTTCACATTCTTCATTTGCACAAATAAGAAATTTTCCTGATACTTTCGTTTGCTGTCCACATACAGGACACGTTTTTGGAATTTGAAAATATTCTTTTGACATTATGCATACCTGTCTATAAAGTCATATGTTTTCATCATCTCTATTTCATTTTCTGTTATTAGAAATCCATTGTGAATATTAATATTATTATTGCTTATAAAAACATTTAAAGCTTTTATTTTAGCCTTAACAGTTTCATCATTTTCGACAAAAGTACTAGGTTTAACTTCCCAAATTTCTCTTATTCCACAATCAAATTCAACAAGAAAGTCTGGAATATAATTTTTGTTTGTTTTGGTAACTGGATCAAAATATTTTATACTAAAAGGTTCTACAGCAAAATATTCTATATTTGGGTGTTTATCGAGATACTCTAGAACAAATTTTTCCCACGATGAACGATAATAAAAATTTCTATTTAGTTTGTTTGAATGAAATATTCCATTTTTATAAGTATTTGAGCGTAATCTACCTTCAACATATGCTTTTGCGACACCATTACTTATCCGTTCTCTTATTTCTTTCGTTCTTTCATATTTTCCAGCTACACCTATACCTTTTCCTTTTCTATTTTTTGACATGAGTTCTTTTTCTTCATCTGTTCGCTTTTTGCCGCTCATGGGGTTTCCAGAACCAGACATCCTTTTAGAATGATCAGGTCTTTTCTTCCCCTTAAAACCAATTTTATTTCTAGTTTTTTCACATAACATACATTCTTTACCATACTTTTCTACATATTCGTCATATGAAATAATACAAATTTTAAAGTGCTCTCTATTTAAAAATTTTCGCTTTTTACCACAAGCTTTACAAATTACATAGTCTATATTTTCAATTTCATTCATTTTCACTCACCACTTCTATTGGAATCGGTATTACATCATTTGCTTTTTTAAACCTAAGATTACAACCTTTATACAATTTCAATTTTTTGAAAATATCTACATTATGGCACGTCATTTTAGATATTGTTGTTCCACCCATCTTTGTTTGTTCAATATGAATTATTGGTGTTATTTTTCCAGATCTTCCAAGTTGCCATTCGACATCAGTTACTTTGGCAGTTTTTATCATTGGAGGAAACTTAAATGCGATCTGTCCCTTCGGGTTACCTCCGAGAAGACCGAGAGATCTTTGTTCATCGATATCATTTATCTTTATCACAAGTCCGTCGATATCATAATCGAGATCGGCCCTCTTCGACTCAATATATTCGCTGTAAATCTTTATTGCTTCATCAAGAGTACAAAACTTACTTGAAACAGAACGAGAACCATTTTTGTCTAGAAAATCTATCTTATCTTTTTCAGTTTCAAATTCAACATCAGAAGATTCGATATCATAACATACCACATTCAAGAATTCTGAATATTGATGATCAAAACGTTTCGCTATTCCAACAGCTGCATTTCTTGGGTTTTTGAACTCTTGAATCTTACAGAGCTTTTCGAAATTTGTATTCGTTAGTATTATCTCGCCTCTTATTGATCCTGTAAATCCATTAATCGTTTTTGAGAAACCCTTCATCAAGCGAACATTTTCGAAAATGTCATCGCCGACTTCTCCATCGCCTCTCGTTATTGCTCTTACGAGTTTACTATCTTCGTATTCGAGATTCACAGAAAGTCCATCGAGTTTTTCTTCAACAGCAAATGTTTGGCTACCTGTTTCACGAGCCCACTTCTTTAGTTCGTCTTCTGTGTTCACTTTGTTTAGAGAAGTCATAGGAATGTGGTGGGCTGCCTTTTGCCAATCAGAGTCTCTTGCTTTCGCTCCAATTGACAAAAGATATTTATTTTCTGGATCGATTTGTTTTAGAGAGTCTTTGAGAAAGTCGTACTCTTCGTCTGAAATAATTGGCTCAGAAGAGTTGTAATAAGCGTCATCTGCGCTTTTCAAGCGAGAAATAAGTTCATTGATGTTCGCTGTTTTCATATGAATGACCTTTCTTTGAGGCCATTATATGAAAAAGAAAACTATTATGAAATCAAGAAATGTTTATTTTTCTAATTGAGTTTTTCGGTTCTTCTTTATACTTTAAGTCAATCGAAAGAACTCCATCTTTCACTGAAGCATCAATTGATTGTTCATCGAAACTATCAATGTTCCAAGAGTATGAAAATTGTTGAGACGAACTTCTCTTGAAGAATTTTCCTTCTTCTTTTTCTATTTTCTTTCCAGAAACAGTTAGTAGATTGTCTATAAGCTCTATGTTAATATTATCCTTCGTTCTCCCTGGAATGTCAATTAGGATTCTTTTTCCATTTTCAGTATCAACGATTTCATACTTTTTATCAACGAAGTTTCTTGGAAATGCGTAATTCATCATATCTTCGAAGTCTTTCCACGGCGATATTAATTGTTCATTGAGTCTTGCTAGTTTATTCATGATTATCTCTCCTTTCAGAAGCAATATAATCACGCTTCTTCTCTTGTAAACTACTTATTTTCTACAACCTGCTTTTCTTGCTTCATTAGAAATAAACCAGAGCGGCCGACCTTTGAATCTATCACAAACACACTTTTTGTTCCAAGAAGATCTAAAACTACATAAATAACGAATACAGTTGTCACAAGTCTCATAAGCGAGATCACTATCTAATTCGGCCATTATTTTTCTTATGAGAGAAAGATCAATGCCATCAAGTTTGCTAGTATCGTATCCAAGTGCAGACAGTCTATTTAGAGTGTTTCGATCTTCTTCAGTTTTCGTCGTCTTCTTGTTCTTCTTCATCGTATTCGTCACAATATTCACCATCGTCTTCATAATCGTCAATAAAAGATATTTTCACACCAAAGATTTTATTATCAGTGTCTTTAAGAACAAAACATCGATAACAACCATCTCCATATCCAGAAGACGAAACAACTCCGCTATTTGCAACAACTCCAACTTTTTCATTACTAAGTGTTATGTCGCAACATCTACAATAAAACTTCTCTCCTTCGTCATCAGTTCCTCTATCAAAATCTACTTTTCCTTCAATAAATTTATCTTTTCTATATTTTTCAAGATCAAAGATTCCAGCTTGTCCAGAATCAACGGCAACACTTTCTTTCAGTTCTTCCCAAGAACAGTCATATTTTTTCACCTCTTCACAAAAAGCACTGAGCTGGTCAATCCGATTATCATCATTCTTAGAACAAGAAACTTCCCACGTTCCGTTTTTAACGTTTTCAAGAATAACATTGCAACCATTTCCAACATAATAACAAGGATCTGATACAATTAGTTTTCCAGAAGAAACAACGAATTTCATATAACCTCCTCTCAATCAATGATTACTGATTCTAATATGAGGAATGTTTCGAAATATGTTTCCGTGTTCACAAAGAGCGCTTTCAACACCATCATTATCAGAGTAAGATAAGATAAAGACGTTCTTACCAGCAAATTGCTCTTTCAGTTTCTTTTCGTATGTCTTCTTCGCTTCTTGCTTATATAACAAATCCATTTTTTTGTCCCAACTCTTTATCAGTTTCTTTCTCTTACTTTCAACTTCTTTATCTTCTGATGACCAATATATGCTCTTTAAGTTATGTTTGTTTTCGAAGCTTTTTAGTTCTTCGTCTCTCTGTTTTTCAGCTTCTATTAATATATCTGATGTATTATAACCATCATAGGCAATTTCTTCTATGATTCCTTCTTTTGTAAGCTTTTTTGTTTCCTTCAAGTCATTGAATACTCTATTAATAACAGTTGCAACATCTAGCTGTTCGTCATAGTAATCAAGATCAGTTGCGATATCGTCATAATAACTATTTGGAAACATATATTCCTTAAGTTGATCTTTTGTTTTGATGCTTTTATCAATTGCAATAATAAATGACGATGAACTACTGTTTGATACGAACGATGTTCTTATTTTCATTTATACTCTCTCCTTTTTAGAAACTGTTACACCAAAATTTTGTTTCTTCATCTCTTTGATTTTTCTAGCTTTTCAATTTCAAAAGACATTTCTTCATATTCATCTTCCCACTCATGAGAAGGAGCTTTTATGTGAATAAGTGTTTCATCATCAGAACAAAGAAGTGAAATACCTTTTAGTTTTTGAAGATCAGCGCTATTTCTTTCCGCATATTTTGGTACTTTTGCCGACTCAATTTTCACAACTTTTGCGCAAAGAAGAAGTTCTTCAAGTCTCTTCTGATTTTCTACTGTATTCTTTTTCTCAATGCACCTATGACATTCATAGTGATCATTATGAGGTTTTGTATTGGAGCTTTGCTCAATATTACATTCTGGACAGTTCCAAAGATAAACTATTTTTTGAACTTCACGTACTGTAACATCGTATTTCATTATGCTACTCCCTTAGCTCCATATATTTTGTTTATTGTATTCTATTGCGCGTTCTCTTGCTTCCTGTTGCTCTTCTAAATTCATGTCTTTCCAGAGATTACACATAAACTCTTGTATTTTTTTGGCATGCCTTTTATCGTTCGTTTTTGTAAGTTCTTTTTCCATCATCTTATATAATTCGTAAACTGTAGTCTTTCCCGGTATTATATTATTCATCATTTTGTTATCTCAACAATTGCGCCAATAAAGAAAACAATAATAGACGCAGGGATTAACATAAAATAGAGTTCTTCATTTTCCGTCAACCACATTAGAAAACCACAAATTATACATCCAATGAGAATACCAAAAAGAACGACTGTCATCACATATTTCTCTTTTCGGCAGTTACGAATACTGAAGGACAATTGAGAGTTTTACTTGGATCGCTGTTATCAAATGCATAATCATTTCTTATTTTGTTTTGAAGATTTTGTAGCCATTCACCACTCGGAACAATAAGACCAGACGGCATGATGTTTCCACCACTAGAAGAACTCTCTTTGAAATCGACATCCGTTAAAATAATGTGCTTTAAAGCATCAAAAGCTTCAATAGTTGAGAATTGTTGATTGTTATTGTTGAATTCAAGCAGTTTGTTCATACAATGATTGTGAAGACTATACCCGAGATGTTTATCGATTGTATATCCTTCTCCGACAAATTGTGGATCTTCTTTTGTGAATTCATACTCACATAAACTACATCTTTTTTCGGCATCTCTCTTTTTTCCACAATCAACGACACCCTTACAGATCCATATAAGATCACTATCTAAATCTTTTTTCTCATATTCTCTCATTGCTATTCTGCATATTTCTCTTACTGCTTCATCATATTCTCTAAATTTTCCATCAAGACACACTGAAGGATACCAATCATTTAAACGACAAGAAAGAAAACCATATATTTTTAGAGCTTCTCTTGGATGAAGACAGTCAGTCACACCGCTTACAGATTCATGAAGAGTCGCAGCGCAGTCGACAAGACGAAATTGATATCGATTTATTCGCTCATAAAAAATGTCATATTCAACACTAGGCATTATTTTTCATCCCAGTATTCGTTTTCCATATCTGTTCCTACTTCCAACCACCTGCCGAACAGCTCATACCATTTAGGAAAAGACATTCCTTCTTTATAGAAGCTAAGATTGTTCATATTAGAAACAAATGCATCAATTGTTGTAGTTATTTCTTTACGGAATTCTTCTACTGTCATTTAATTTCTTCTTTGTTTGTCTATCTTTGTGAAATGCCTCGAATGATCTATTCATCCACTTCGGAAGTTTGTCTGCTTCAATGGCAACTGCAGCAACAAAATCAGTTATAGCTTTTCTTTGACTTCGATTTGATGCGATTACATCATGCTCTGCCATTCTGTTTGCTATTTCTAAAACCTGACCTATAGAGTTTAACGAAAGAAACAATGATTCAAAATCAAATAAAAACTCATTCATTGTTTCGCGATTCTTCTTATTTAACCGAAGAGTCCGTGCCCATTGATCATAAAAAGCCAGAGATTTCATATTTCCCTCTTCCTTACAGAAATTGCTTGTCGAAAATATTCAAGTGCTTTTAATTTTTCACATGAACCATTAATATCGCCATGTAGCTCCTCTATTACAAGAATTTCTTCGGATTTTTTAAGTCCAAGCTCATCAACTAATATCAAAGCCTCGTCAAGAGAAGTAATCATGATATTTTCAAATCCCCTGTTCCGAGAAGTTTTATCTCGTTTGTTGGCTTCTTTTTTTCTGTTTTCCTATCCTTTATTACTATCTCTTTGTTATTTCCCTGTCTTTTTGTCCACTGTTCAAATTCATGCTCAAACTTATAATGTGCCGCAGCAATAATAATTCGGCCCTTTTCATAATCATCTTTACCATCACTACCGGCACCAATAGCATTAACGTCGATATATTTTAAATGATTCTCATGAACTCTACAAGCAATTTTAAATCCATAAGGTGTTTCGATAATTTTCTTTTCTTTATTACACGCCATATTACAAATTACACAAGAATCTGGATTGTCAACAGCAATACTATTATAGAATGAAATAGGATCTTTTCTGTCTTTTGTTCGTTCGAAATAGTCTCCTGTATATTTTTCTTTTTTGATTACAGTGCGAGCACACTTTGTATCGAAATATTCTTTCTTTGCCGCCATCAAGATTTCTCGTGCTGTTTTCTCCGTCGATGCCTCGTTTTTCTTTGAAAGTTCCATATCATCTCTAGCCCATTTTATATATTCGCCACATTTTGTGTGGCAGTCTGTTTCAAGAAGAATTGATGAGTGGCTGAGGGCAAATCTCATTGGTACCGAATCTGGTAGATTATCATCACATATGGAACAATGTTTGTTGCCATCTGCGAAATTCATGGCATTTGAAAACACTTTATTTCCACTTGGATCCCTGTATTCCTCAAAACAGTCGTCAAAGTGCTTTTCTAACCATTTTCTTCTATCATCAAAAGTAATAGAAGCTTCATGATCCTCTGGTTTTGCAAAAATTAGTGACTTCTTTATTTCTTGAATCGCTTTTTCGTTTGTCCATGTCTTTGGACAACATTCATAGAGTGTCGCACAATAAACACAAAGAGGATATTTCTCGTTATAGATAACCACATCTTTTTCACTCGAACAAACACAACATGAATATTCTTGTCTTAAAAAATATTCACGAGCATCATAACGTGGAGTTATCGGATGATTTATAGAATATCTTAATGATTCTTTTAGTTTTTTGTCTAGACACTCTTCATCAAAGCGCATATATTTTGCAGAGATAAATTGTTTGAGATTTCTACATTCGTCACAATATTGAAGATGCGTACTATGTGTTTCTCGATCACAAATCTTGCATTTATTAAGTTTCGGAACTTCGATTCCACAATCTTGACACTTCTTAACAAACATTATCTCATTTTCAAGCATCTGCTCTCTTTGCTTTTCAAATTGATCATCAGCTTTTCCGAGAACAACTTTTAAGAGAGTATTTCGAATTCTAGCATCAATTTCAAAAGCAATATCTGTTGGCGACAATCCATCAATACGAGCTATACAGAATGCTTTCCGCGCTTGATAAATAGAAAAATCGTAATCAAAAGTCTTATAATACTTGATGATGTAGTTAACAAAAGAAAGAGATTCAGTTAGGTCTTTTGAGACAGTTTCAATGTTTGATCCAATAGGATAATAGGAAATGAGATCGAGACACTCTTGACAAAATCTCTTACCATTTGCGTGCAAAAGAAAAGTCGGAGATTCGATCTTAAAGTTTTTTACATATTCACTTTGTTTTTCAAACGCAAGCTTTCTTCGCCCGCACTTTGCATCACACTCATCACTATAAATCTTGTCCGCTGGTTCTGTTACAAACGAAACTAAATCTTTCATTTTTGTGAATCCATCCTTTGTGAGGATCTTATGATCTCCAGTAAAACACATTGCATCTTCATGTTTTATTTCTTTTAAAATACAAACCTTCATTTTCACAAAATGTTCCCGCCACTCATATTCAGTAACTACGTTACTCCTAGAAAGAATAAGCATTCTCCCTGCCCACTCAATAGAACCTTGAAGAGCATCAACAATGTGATTTTCTTCAGTTTTTAGCGGAAAATAACAAGCGAGAGAATGACACTCAGTACAAAGATGCATTTTGTTCAAAGTATACTCGATGTAATTGAGACTGAGAGCGTTCTGTCTCTTTATATTGTTTCCACAAATGTCACACTTTGTTTCATCGTCAATATAGGCAATTGATAAAATGTTATCTGCTGCTCTTGCTTTTTTGAAAGAATCTACTACTTCTTCGTTACTTAATCTTGATGAATGAGCAGATATGCTGATATTCTCAACAGGGGCACACAAATATTCATTTACAAACAAATTTTTATTCTGTTTCTTTTGCCATTTTTCAATTGCTTCGTCCCGCACTCCTTTTGAAATAAAATCCCCATTCTTGTTGAGATGTGCCGGGTGCGGTGTAGAAACAAAGAAAGTATCCCCACCAGCGAACTTAAGAGATAGAATCAATTTTTCATCTTTGGGAATATTAAGTTCATCAAGAATTTGAAGATCACTTATTATCGTTCCATCTTGTCGAATAAGTTCCCAGTGTTCTTTTGGGCGAAGCGTATTTCGAGACTCATAAAGAATGTGATGTTTTAATTCAAGAGCGGTTTCATTTCCGATAGCACTGAATGTATATTCTTCACCATTTACAAGAACGACAAGAGTTTTATCACACATGAAAGCGACGAATTTTCTAAGATAGTCTATTGTTTTCTGCTGTGTTATGTTTTTCCAGCGCGTATCGTGTGCTTTGTTAATAATTGATAATGCTGTCTCTCTTGTTTTTGGCGCTTGTTCGAAGAAACTCTTGCCACAATGCGTGACACTATGAATAAAATGCACACAGTTTAAATGGACAAAACATTGATATCCTTCAAAGAAGTTGTAAAGTTCGTATGTAAGAGTAGGCGAAATATTCTCTTCTTCTGTAAATCTTTCGTCACATATCACACAATGCTCTTTATCACCTATCAGATTTGTTTCAGTCATTTCCCACCACTTATTTTACTTTCTCTGGGTTTTTACAAACCTCATCGATAATATCAAGAAGACTTTGCCCATAAAACTCTTTCCACATCCGTAGCTGATCGCTCTTGTCAAGGTTTCTTAAGAAAGCATTTTCTGAAAAATCACGTTTTGCCTCATCAATAAAGTGAACAACGCGAGAAGTTATGATATTTCCCTCTTCATCGAAGATCCACGAAATCTTTTCGTTATTATCCATTTTGCTTCCCTCCTTGTCTTCGTTTGAAGAATGATATTGCACATTATATTAGTAGAAAAATAAAGAAAATCAAAAGATCATCATTACTATTTTTTCTAAATTTTTTCCGAAATGTGAAGAATTTATTATGGTTTCTACTTCATACTTCTTGTACTTAACCAATGTATCGTCTGTAACAAAAACCATTTTTGGGCATTTATATTTTTCTATACAAACATCAATCCATTCGTCACAACTTAGATCTTTATCTAAACACTTTCCGTCTGAGTCAAAATTCCACTGTTCTGTTAATCGATATGGTGAACACGTGAACAAAGCTGGTCTGTTTAATTCCATATCTTTAAAAATATCTTGAACTTTGACTTTAGCATTCAAATTGAGTTCGTCTATAATTTTTTGACTTTCTTGAATATGCTTAGCATTTAAGTCTTGACCAATATAATATTTTTCACACGCACACGTAGCAAGTAGCCTCCCACTGGATCCACTAAAAGGATCAAAAATTTCTTTTTCTTCTGAAAGATATTTATCGATGATATATTTACCGAGCTTAGGCTTAAAATAAGAAACTCTATTTGCTAGATACATTGAATTCATTCCTATCACATAAATAAACATAGGAACTTCACCTCTCCAGAGCATTTTATTTTTTTCTTCAGATTCTTTAAAATAATCGCTTCTCATATACCGGTTTTTCAAAAACTTTTTAAACAATTCTGGATCGGTCTGAAGTTTTTTCCACATAGTTACTGGAGAGTCGCTGTCTTTTTTGTTCGCTTCAACAAGTGACTTATGATAATAAGGAATGATGTTACTACTAGTTCTAGAATTGGGTTTTTGTGTTGTATATGTTTTTAGGTTCTTAAATTCATTTTTACACTGTTCGAGTGTTATTGGTTTCTCTTTTTGAGAAGGGAGTTCTTTTTCAGCCTTGACTCTTTCCCATTCTCTTTCCCAATACTGTTCTACTAACTTGTCTGCTTCTTCTTTTGTACAGTTCATTGTTTGTCTCTTAATAGTGAGTCAGGTTGTATTCTCTTTGCTCTTGAGTTAAATGTGGTCCAAAGAAAACATAATCAGCTGAATCGTGTCCTTTCCATAATTTTTCCCATAATCTTGATTCTAGTTCTCGAGTTAGTTCAACTAATCCAATTTTGTTCAAAATCAATCCGTGCATAGCACACTTTCTGCATGTATAACAATTGTGTGTAGGTAACTTTACTCCATATTTTTCTGAATTAATTTTGTGCCAATAATTGACGAACTTACCAGGCGAAACACAAGAATAATAATGTTCGAGCGCTTTATATTTATTCAACAAATTGAGTCTTTCTGCTTTATCGCCTTCACATTTTATTTCTTTGAATTGAAGATTTTTAAAAACTGAGTAACATCCGCTTAAAAATGTTTCAAGAGTCTGTTTAGCATCAGTAAGATTCACTCCAAGCATAACGTTTTTAATATCTAAAGATAAATCATCTCCAAGACTGATTATATTATAGCCTTTTTCTAAACAAAAATCAATCATCAAAGAAATAATGAATTGATTCTTTATTGGATTTTCGTGCCAAAATTGTTTATATTGCTCTGTCTTTTTTATCACCTTTGATATTTTTACAAACTCTATAGAAAAATTAAATTTCTCAGAAAACTCTTTAGCTACTTTGTCAGCTTGATAATTTTCATAAGTATTTATTCCAGAACAATAAAACAAGATCACATTGTATCCTTCTTCTTTAAGTTTAAGAGCTTGATATGTTGAATCGAGACCTCCAGAATAACCTAATACAACAACTGTGTTATTTTGCTGTTGTAACTCTTTTCTTTCTATAAATGAAGTATTAAATGCTATGTAGTTTTGCGAATGGAAATTATATATTGTGTCAAGAAAATTTTTAAAAACTTGATCGAAAACTATTTCTTTGTCGAAATGTTCTTTATTGAAGTTAGAATAAAGTTTTCCAATCTCTTTAGAAAAATAAAGCGGAAAATCACATTTTACTTTTCCAAAATCAAAATTAGTCGAAATCATTGCAGCTTTCTCCAAAATATTTTTTAGGATTGAGAGGATACATAGTATCTTTATTTGCAAGTAGTATTGACTTTATTCTATTTTTTATTGTCTTTTTATTCAAATCTAAACCAATTGATGTGAGTTCAGAATAATCTGCAAGAATATAACTATATCCATTATCATTGCACCAATTGATAGCAGCTTCTCTTTTGAGAGACGTGTTTTCGTCGAAATAACCTTTTGTTTCTATAATTTCTCTCGATAGTGGTAAAATAAAATCTGGATTATATAAAGCCCAATTACTGTTTTCATTTACATAACCTATAGATATTGTACTTCTTTCATATTGAATATTCATAGCATAACACCATCTCATAAATAAAAATTCCCAAGAACTATCACAGTATTCCCAGTTATTAGAAAACGGATTTTTTATTTTGCATTTAAAAGTATATTGTAAGTTTGTACCATTTTTACTCTGTTGCTCAGATGCTATAATCGAAATTTTTCTTCTCCACTTTTCATATTTTTCTGGATTTGTTTCTTTAAGCTTTTCTACAATCTTAGATGGATCATTCGGAAGGTTTATTCCAGATTCCCATCTTTCTTTCAGACGAACAGATCTATTTTGTCTTTCGCTGTCTGAATCTGATGTTGTCCAAAAATTTTTTGAAGCTCTAATACGCTTAATTGTGTTTTCTTTCGTGTGTATTTGATCTAGTTTTTTTGTAACTCCTTCGCGGACTTTTATCTTTAATGGACTTTCACCCACATAAAGTTCTTTAAGTGTATTTCTTATTCTTGTTTTTGTCTCTTGTGTATGTGGCTTTCTTGGAAAATGATTTTGACAATAGTCTCTAAACCATGGTCCACAAGATAAAGGTTTGAATGAGACACGTCTCCCACAGCCACATTTACAGACAGGATACTTATTGTCATAATATAAAGCTACAATATATTGTTTAAAGTCCATATTATAGTTTTTTCTAATATGTTTAATCATTAATCGGTGTGTTTCAAACAAAGAATCATCTAGTTTGCATGTTCGCGATTCGAGTTCGGAAATAGTAAATGAATTAGAGTCCATATTATAAATATAACGGCAATCAAATAATAACACAAAGTTTTTTAAAAGAAATGAGTTTTATTTTTATGGCTTATGACGAGATACGGCAAACGCGTCTGACCCGATTATCTCGTCATTATTGCTTCCAAAATTTTTGTTCGAATAAATTCTTTATCATTCTTTTTGTTTTCCCAAATAACAACAACTTCATATCCTTTTTCTATAGCAAGTTCCTCATATTTTTTATCAATTGCTCGATTTCGATTTTGCCATGGTTTAAGTTGTTCTTTTGAATAGAGCAAAAGATCACCATGCCAATATGAACCATAACATTCAATGATTATTTTCTTATCTTTAATTCCAATATCATACTTATGATTGATTCCCTCAACAAGATATTCAAAGATGATATTTTCAGTTCCTACAATTTCAGATACGATATCTATGACAATTTTTTCAAAGTTATTTGGACCTTTTTGTCGTCTCCAATGGGCTTGCCCTTCGAGCATTCTTTTCTTCACCTCAGAATTAGCTAGAGCTTCAGTTACAGAAGCTGACATCTTATCATGATACTCTTGAGTTGAATAAAAACTTTTATTAGCATTTACATAAGATTTAGCATCTCTAGCTAAAGCGCCTGCTTTTGCATTTCTTATTCTAATTTCTTTAGGAACTTTTTTCATTGCTTCTTTGGTTGCTAAAGAAATCTTATCTCTCACTTCTTGTGGGAATTTTTTCCCTTTATGATGATGACCTTTTATTGTTTTACAAAACTTATTTTTAAGAAAAGATACTTTTTCTCCGCAGCCACAGTCACAAAGAGGCCAAATTCCATTTAGTTCTTTTAATTTTTGTTCGCAAAGCCAGTTTTGATATTTTATTTTGTGAACAAGCGAAAAATGGCATGAAAGAGAATTTAAATCATAATATTCTTTTGTTGAGTTTTTACAATCTTCATGTGGACATTTCATAAATTAATTATATACAGGTGTCAAATCTTTGAAAAATATAGGGAAATGCCCTAAAAAGAACAGAGCATTTTTAATTGGAATGAGAAGAATGAGGAAGAATTATAGGTCGAGGACTACGATGCGGGCGTAATAATCGGGGCGTACCATATGTTTGCCGTATCTCGTCATGAGTCCTTTACGGGGCGTAAAGTCCTCTGGAGCGAAGATTGTCGGAGTGATTATTAGTGGCACATACGGGGCATAAACATATCCGCACTCGAGGAAGCTATTTCCCTTGTAACCAAGTAGTATCTGATTCTTTAGCATGTAGGGATCTTTGTAAACAGTGAATCGGTTATTGAGTGTGCCAACTTTTTCTGTTCCAACAGAGTATTTCGCTTCACCAGCATCACCAGTGTAATTCGGTTTGAATTCAGCAGTTGATTCTAGGATTGTGCAAACATCTGGAGAAGCAACCAGCCACGTGGCATTTCCTCTCTTAGTTCTGCTGAAGATTTCGTTAGAAGCATCGACGATCACCTCAAAGAGGCCGCGATACCATTCAATCGGAGAAGTAGTCGTGAACGAGCCGCCGATTGTAGCGCCGGTTCGTGGATTGACATACTTGCCCTTTTGACGTGACCAGAAGCGAGTTATTGCAGCTCTGCTCATTAGGTCACTGATGATTTCACGATCGATTTCTAGAGCAATCTGTTCTGATAGAATCTGAGTGAGCTCTGCTTCAGCGTCGACGTTGAAGTATGAGTTGAGATCCTGAGCTAGTTCAGGAGTCCAACGAGCTCTGAGTTTCCGTGATTGAGCTACGACAGTCGCAGATTCGAGTCTTATGTCGATTTCTGGAATTGTCGGAGTCGGTGAAACGCCGAGATCTGATTCAAAGGGTTGATAGACGCCTACGCCACCAGTTGTGCAGGGAGCCGAGATGCAAGAAGCTGTTGAGGCGCAAACGAAGCAAACTGATGCAGATGGACCGAAAGCGGCATCAGAGTAAACATAGAGAGCTGAACCGTTGACAATTCTATTGTGTCTACGGTATTGAACTGGAGCCGCGAGTGCCCATGGAGAAGTACCAGAAGCAACAACAACGCTCTTTATGGCCGATTGGTCAAGAGCACCAGCGCAAGCAGTCGAAGTGATGCCCGTAAGAGTAAATACGTTTTCGAATACTGTTGAACCGCTGAGATCTGGATCGAATGATACAGATGCCCAGGGAGCAGAACCCGAAGTAGCCGGAGCTGAAGCGTATGTTCCACTTACGAGAACCTGAGAATACGCTGAATGGAGATCATATAGACCACCAGTTCGAGCAGCGCCTGAAGCGTGGAGGCATGAACCAACGGGATCACCATATACCGAGCCACCTTCAGTGTAACCACATTGGCCAGCGCCATAAGTAAAGTCTAGATAGAAGATGAGACCTGACGGTTGATTCATCGCTTGTACGGAAACTAGTTCCTGAGCGAGTAAGTTACCGAAGGCTCGTCTTACGATTGGAAACGCGTTTGTTTGGAAACCAGCGATATCAGAAGTTTGTGAAGATTCTTTGATTAGTTCTTTCAGTTGGTTCTCTAGAAGAACAGCCATATTCTCTTTCTGGTTGTCGTCTTTGAGACCATTGAGCAATGGTGTATTTTTTGACCATCTCTCAACAAGCATCGCTCGTTCGGCACCTTGGTTGTAACCGCGAGCGCTCTTAATCAGTTCATTGATATTCATTGTTCCGCTCATGATGTTTTTAGATTCTCCTATTTCTTTCTAACTATAATAAAGTACATCAACTTTTCAATCGCATCTATTTTCGATAGATAGAAGTGCGATCAAGATTAATTATACCTGAATTTTGATTTTTACTTTATTTTTTGAGAAATAAGTTGGGAGAGGATTAACTATACTTCCGAGCAATAGCCAAGAGAACTTGAAGATCTTTTTTTGAAATCGTTTGAGAATCATTCCAATCGAACCCTGGGTCTTTTAAATCCTTTTCAATTTGTTCGGCAGCTTTTTCATAGATATCGCCAACTTGTTCAACCATATCAAGAGCTTCAAGAATACCAGTTTTCGCAACAAGACAGACGTCCCAAGCTCCAGTAGTATTAAATTCGTTTCCTCTCTTTTTTACTTGAGTTCTTAATTTTCTAATGACAAACTCTTGTATATCAGCCATAAAATCAGCGGT